GCGATCTTGAACTCTATATTGGTCTCTGTACTCTATCGCTATTGCTTTACGCAAGTGGCAAGAAGAGAGGACCCGCTGTTAGCGAGTCCTGAGCAGATGAGACGATGTGTTTCATTGTGCTCATATGGGGATGACAATATAGCAACCGTGCATCCGCGAGCATCTTGGTTCAATCAGCTATCTCTTGCAGAAGAAATGGCACGTATTGGAATGAAGATGACTCCAGCACAGAAGAATGCAGTCATGGGGATTTATGAAGAGCAGAGTGAAGTAACATTTTTGCAAAGGCGGTGGCAATGGTCAGAAAAGCACGGCGTACATGTACCACTCCGTAATGTAGATGATATTGTGGAGATGGTGAATTGGGTGAGAACAGGCAATGATCCAGTAGAGCAGGTGTGCTTGAATGTGGATGATGCTTTGTATGAATTGCATTTTCATGGCATCCAGGTTTACAACTATTGGCGTAGTAGATTTGATGTTGCCCTGAATCTTGTTGGAATTAAGCACATGGCTTTGTCGTATGCTGAACAATTGCGTTTGTGGAGTGCGAGATATAGAGTGTAAATACTTTGTGTGCTTGTCAGTCTATTAGATTGTATGAAAACTCTTTTAGTATGAGAGGTGATACTAACCTGTGCACGTGACGTATGCATTTGTAACCTAGTCAAACTGCTATAGAGAGAGCCTGGGTTAATCTATAGTATGCATTTTACAACAGGCTTCAATGTGACGTATGGCTGAAATAAATGATAAAATTGTTGTTGAGAAAGAGAATACTACCCAATTTGCAAATTCTGTGAAAACTGAAGTTGTGAATGTGACCCCTCACCAGAAATCCTTTGAAGACTATGTCAAAAGTTGGTCTGAGAAGGGTGACGGAGCGAAAGCAAGTCAAGATATCAATTCTATGCTATCTAGGCCTGGGTTGATAAAGACGTTTGAGTGGAAAGAAACAGATCTTAATGATGTTTTGCTCTCGACCGTTGATTTACCGACTGCAATCCATAATTCAAAGTTTAAGTCTAGTAAGATGAAATTTTTCAAGTTTGTCAGATCTAATTATAAAATTAGAATGGTAATTAATGCAACCCGTTTTCATGCTGGAAGATTGTTAGTTGTATGGGCACCTGGTTCATCTATGTGTAGTATACAAGGGTTGAATGAGAAATCTATGGCTTCTTTGCTTTGTTTTCCTAGTTTAATCATTGATCCTGCGACTAATCAGACAGTAGAATTTGTAATTCCGTTCATTTCACCATTTCTATACTATCCATTAACGACATATTCAACTGGATCAGTTGATGCGGTTCAGATGGCTGGACAGGCATTGGGACAGGTGAAGGTGTTTGTGTTGAACAAATTGACTTCTGGTCAAGCAACCACAACACCTGTATCTATTTCAGTGTATGGCTGGTTGGATGAACCATCACTATCTGTGCCATTGTATGCTCAGATGGGAGTAGTATCTGATACGATTGATGGTCTTGTGGCACCAATGACGGAAATTGTGGAAACAGCAACAGATGTGGCGTCAGGAGCTTCACGAATGTTACGTACTGTTGGGTTGTCAAAACCTGACAATATAGGATCAAACATTCGCGTCACTCCAGTCGTTGCAAATTCTCTGTCATATGGAGTGGGGTCCGACACAATTGAGAAACTTGTTGTTGACCCTAAGTGTGCCTTGGAACCGTG